CGCGCAGCTTGGTTCCACGACGACGCATTATCAGACCGTCGCTATGACCGTTCCATCGACCACGGCGGCAAACGAATATCCGCGTATGGACGATCTGCCAGGGATACGTGAATGGATCGGCGACCGCATCGTTCATGACCTGTCGATGCAGACCTACACGATCCGCAACAAGGAATTTGAAGGCACGATCGGCGTTCGCATCTCCCAGGTGGAAGACGATCAGCTGGGCTTCCTCTCATCCATGGCGGCGCAGCTCGGCCAGAATGCCGCGCAGTTCCCGGATCAGCTGGTTTTCCCGCTCCTGAAGAACGGCGAAGCGACCAAGTGCTATGACGGCCAGAACTTTTTCGACACCGATCATCCCGGCTACGATGAGGATGGCAAGGAAACTTCGGTCTCCAACTTCGCTGCCGGTTCGTCTCCGGCCTGGTACCTGGTCGATGACAGTCAGGTCATCAAGCCGATCATCTATCAGAGCCGCAAGAGCTTCCAGCTCATCCGCAAGGATCAGGCGACCGACGATACCGTCTTCTTCGGCGGCAAGGCGGTCTATGGCGTCGATGGTCGCTGCAATGCCGGTTATGGCCTCTGGCAGCTGATCTACAAGTCCAAGCTGCCGTTGAATGCCGAGAACTATGCCGCTGCCCGCGCCGCGATGACTTCCATCCGCAAACGCAACGGCGAAGTGATCTCCATCAATCCGCGCAAGTTGCTCGTGCCGTCCACACTGGAAGGAGCCGCTCGCAAGCTGCTGCTCAACGAGCTGGCAGCGAACGGTGAGAGCAACGAGTGGAAAGGCACGGCCGAGCCGGTCGTCATCCCGCTGCTGGCTTAATCCAGCGCCCCCAAGAGTTCCGCCCGCACCAACAGCGGGCGGCGCATACCGGACTAACCCTGTCACTGCACTTGAACCCGGAGTTTTTACCATGAGGAAAGTGGGTCTGTTTTTCGGCAGCATGTTCGCGATTGTGGCGGCTTTTGCCCTCACATCGATCGCACCGGCATCGGCTGTCGATATCCCCGCCTATGAAAAAATCCTCTCCAATCCTGTCGATTTCTACTCTGCTAACAGCGAAGCGCTCGTGCCCGCCTCGGCACTGGTGGCGACCGTCAGTCAGGACATGAGCCTGCAACCAGCTTCTGATCTGGCCTTCGTCGCGATGCTTCGCCCGACAGACGTTTCCATCCTCGCCAAGTCGAGAAGCATGGATGTGCGCCTGCCACTTCCAGTTCCCCGAACGCTCATCGAATAGCCGATCGAGAAGAACTGAAAAGCACTCCCGCCATAACGGGCGGGAGGGTTTCTCAAAAGGGTCTCAAGTCCCCTTTGAAAAGCCCTGAAACAACGGAGCAAGAACATGGCAAAAGCTGCAAAGCCCACCGACGACACCAAGAAAGTGCCCGCTGCCGAGCCAGTAGGTGGCCCTCTGCTGAACACACCCGGCAACACCGGCCAGAACGGCGGGGCCGTCCAGGGCGATGCAACGACAACCAATACCTCCCCGGCGACTGCGACCAATGACGGGACCGGCAATACGGTCGGTCCCGTCAGCGACCAGACGGTGGTGGCTTCGGAGATCGAAGTCGATGAGATTGTCGCTGCATCCGTCCAGGCCGCGAAGGACGCGGGCTTTGATTTCATCGCAGCTGCGGTCGAACGCTATGCCGCCAAGCACGGCAAATTTGGATGCAACGGCATTCGTATCACGGCAAAGGTCGAAGGCATCCGCCGTGGCGGTTGTCGCCATAATGGCACGAATGAATATCCGATCGATAAGTTTGAGCCTTTCCAGCTCAACCAGATTTTGGGCGATCCCGATCTGGTCGCTGAGCTGATCGAGCTGGACGACTAATACCGGGCCGCCGCTGAAACAGGCCATGACCCGGAAGCCGTCGCGGCAGGCGGCTTCCACCTTAAATTGGAGAATGGCTCTTGTACGCCACAGTCGCAAATATGGTCGAGCGTTTCGGCAACACGGAAATGGTCCGGCTCTCCATGCCGGAAGACCGTGAAACCGAAACCCTTGATCCAGCCAAGATCGAAGTTGCCCTGGCCGACGCCACGGCACTGATCGACGGCTATCTGCGCGGCCGTTACAAGGTGCCGCTCGCAGAGGTTCCGAAGGATATCGTGCGCGCCGCATGCGTTCTCGCCCGCTATGATCTTGCAAAGGGGGAGCGTACCGAGCCGACCGAACAGATGCGCCTTGAACGCAAGGAAGTCATTACCTGGCTGGAAAACATCGCCAAGGGCTTGATCTCCATCGAGGCCGCATCGGCTGGAAACTTTGGAAAGTCCAACGGCCCGCGCTTTTCCGGCCGTCCCGCCATATTCTCTGATGAATCGCTGAAGGGCTGGTGAGATGGCTGAACCTGAACTCACCAAAGCGCCGATCAGGGTCATGGAAGCCGCAATTATTACGCGGTTGCGCCTCGCATTCCCGGAAAAGAAATTCCAGATTGAGCGCGTTCCTGCCGTTCTGACCGTCAAGGAATTTGAGCGCATTGTTCGCCTGAAGCCGTTTATCGGTCTCGCCTGGATGGGCCTTCAGCCGGATCGGGACCACGGCCGGTTGCTGTCGGGTGCTGCCAATTGGCGGCTTGTCCTGGTCGTCAAAGCGTCGAGCAATCTTGATGCCCGCTTCAAGGGCGATCGGTTCGATATCGGCCTTGATGCCATGATCGACGTGTCGAGTGTCCTTTTGAGCGGCTGCACCTTGCCGGACATTGGCACTTGCACGGTCACGCGCGCCGAAGCCGTCTATGCTGATGGATGGGCCGACGACGCCACTGTGCTTGCCCAGATCGATTTTGATGTGCGTTTCACGTCGCCGCTTTCCGCCTTCCAGATCAAGACTGCCGACGATCTCAAGTCGCTCGGTATCACCTGGATCACGAATGATGCGGAAGAACCTGTCATCACCGACACCATCAACCCCGAGGAAAGCCATGCTTGAGAAAAAGCTGAAGCTCGCACCCGGCCGCACCGTGCCCATGGAAGATGGCCGTGACTGGCCTGAAGGCGGCGCGACGGTCCCCGTCACTCTTTATATACGCCGCCGCATCGCGGACGGCGATCTGGTCGAGGTTGGCGTCAAAGCTCCAGCCGCGCCAGTGCCGACCGGCACTGACAGCAACGCCAACGACGACACGGCCGGCAAGGCCCGGAACGGAGGTAAATAATCATGGCTGACTTCGTTTTTGACGAAATCCCGACCGACTGGCGCTCTCCCGGCACCTATCTTGAGGTCAAGCCGAACTATCGCAATCTCGGTATCTTCGATTATCCGGTGCAGAACCTGATCATCGGTCTGAGGCTTGCAACCGGCACCTTGCAGCCCGGCACCATCACGGAAGTCGTTCGCGACACCGAAGGTCAGGCGCTGTTTGGTATCGGTTCGATTGGCGCCGAACAGGTGAAGGCGTTCCGCAAGACCAATAAGACCCAAAGCCTCTTCGTCATGGCGATCGCTGACGATGAAGACGCGGTAAAGGCCAGCGGCACCATCACATTTACCGGCGCGGTCTCGCAAGCTCTTGTCCTTCGCTTCAGGATTGCCGGTCAGCAGGTGCGTTTCACCGCACAGTCCACTGCCACCGTCGCACAGCTCGCAGCATCGCTCGCCGCCGCGATCAACGAGAATACCAGCCTGCCGGTCACAGCCGCAGCCGCTGCCGGTGTTGTTACCGTCACCAGCCGCCATGGCGGTGAAGTCGGCAACGATATCGATCTGCGCGTCGACATCGAGGCGCAGCCACTACCGACCGGCCTCAACGTTGCGATCGCCAAGATGGCTGGCGGTTCTGGCAATCCCGATCTGACGCCCGCGCTCGATGTGATCGCCAATACCTGGTACACGGCGATCCAGCAGCCGTTCAGCGATCCGACCAATATGGGCGTGTTCGCAGACTTCCTGACCAATCGCTTCACCGCGATGTCGAAGCTCGATGCGCATGGCTATGTCGGCAGGAGCGGTACGTTTGCCGATCTCGGCACCTGGGGCCAGCTGACGAACTGCCCGTTCCTGACGGCAGTGGGCCTGAATGGCTCGCCAACCAGCTCGTGGGTGTTGTCGGCGGCAGTCATGGGGCTTGCAAGCTTCCACCTTGCCAACGACCCGGCCCGCCAGTTGCGCTCGCTTGTTGTGCCTGGCGTGGAAGCGCCAAGTGCTGCCGACCAGTTCATCGAGACGGAACGCGATCTGCTTCTTCGCCGGGGTGTCTCGACCTTCGAAAGTCTTTCGGACGGTTCGGTCACGATCTCGCGTCTCATCACCACGTACCGCAAATCCAATCTTAACGTCGATGACGAGGCGTGGCTCGACATCATGGTGCCCGCCACCTTGTCGCGTATCCGTTACGACTGGAACTCTTACGTCTCGCTGCTCTATCCGCGTGCCAAGCTCACGGATGATGAGGACAGTGCGGCATTCGCGACCAATGTCGGCGATGATGAGGAACCCGGTTCTTCGGTCGTCACGCCGCGCCGGATGCACGCCTCCTGGGCGGGCCGCTGCCGCCGCTATGGCGACTTGGTCTGGATACAGAACGTCGAGGCAACCATCAAGCAGAGCGCATTCCAGCGTTCATCCAGTGACAAGAACCGTCTCGAAAGCCGACAGCAGATCAACATCGTCGGCAATCTGATGGTGCTCGCCGGTTCACTGGAATTCCAGGTCTAAAGGTAAGGAACGAGAACCATGGCACAGGTACTTGGCATTGTGGACATCGTTTGGCGGGGCCGAAACATCCCCGTCGAAAAGGGCGCGAAGATCAAGGTTGGCGGCATCAAGAACAATGCCGTTACCTACGGCCGCAAGGTCGGTCGCGCCCAGGAGTTCGAGGCTTCGGAGGTCACAGCGACAACGAACCTCGAAAAGGGACAGCGCTACGGCGGTCTCTGGGATGAGGGCGAAGGCGAATTGCAGGTTGTCTGCGATACCGGCCAGACCTTCATTTTCGCTGACGCCTTCCTAACCGACCATCCGGACATCACCGGCGGTGAAGGCGGCAAGATTGAACTCAAGTGGGCGGGCGGCGCTCCTGAAGAGGTGCTTTAATGGCTAAGAATGTTGTCGATCTCGATCTCACCGATGAAGAGCGTCCGGTCACGGACGCAGTGGTGGACCTGGACAGACCTGCTTCCACCAAGGCGGGCGTGATCGCCGATGTCGATGAGGATATCGATCCGAATGATCGCCTGCCGGATCATGCCGTCCAGAATGACAATGGTTCGGTCACGCTGCCACTGCTTTATCCTCGGACACTGGAGATCAAGAAGGGCGGGAAAGTACGTGAGGAGAAATATTCCGAACTGACCTTCCATCGTCTGACCGGCGCTGATCAGCGGGCAATTTCTGCAACTTCCGAAGATTCGATGAACGTCGTCGCGTTTTCGCGTTCGACGCGGATCAGCCAGGCCATCATGAACGTGCTTTATGACAGGCTCGATGCGGCCGACATCACCGCAGCCGCGCAGGTGTTGTCCTCTTTTTTGGCGAGTGGCCGGAAGACTGGCAAGTAATCCTCGGCGGGATCGCCGATGGATCGGGCTTCTCTGCCGCTGAAATCGACCTGATGGACGCGGCAACCGCCACCTTCTGGTGGAACAGCATCATGGCGTTTCGCAACAGGATCAAAGAGGCAGAGGGCTAGACCATGGCATCAAAATCAATGGCGCTCGATGTTCTGGTCCGGCTTCGCGATCAGCTCTCCAGTCCGATGCGCCGCCTTACGGGCAACCTTCAGAAATTGACCGGCTTTGCACGCCGTATCGGGGTTCTCGGTACGGCGGTCGCCGCTATTTCCTTCATGGGGCCGGTTCAGGAAGCCGCAGCCTTCCAGCAACAGCTGCTCGACATTGCAGGCACCGCCGAACTCTCAGGCAAGGCCGCGTTTGATTTCGCGGCCAAGGCCAAGGTCGAGTATGAGGAACTGGCCCTTGTCATCGGTCAGGCGTCGGAAACGATCGCGGCCGGTGCAGGCCAGATGATTGCTGCCGGTGTCGATCAAAAGCTGATCGACGCCACCATTGGCGATATCGGCCGCGCTGCTACGGCCGCGAATGCAGAATTCTCCGACATGGCTGGCGTTGGCACGGCCATGCTCAACAACCTGAAGCTTCCCGCCGATCAGATGCGCGACAGCCTGGGCGCGCTTGTGATCGCCGGTAAGGAAGGTTCCTTCGAGTTGAAGGACATGGCGCAGCATTTCCCGCGCCTGACTTCGCAGGTGGCAAAGTTCGGTGTGAAGGGCCGCGAGGCCGTCAACTTCCTCGGCTCGGCTCTCCAGATCGCCATGAAGGGCACGTCCGATCCGTCGATCGCGGCGAACAATCTTTCGAACTTCCTGTCGAAGGCGCTGTCTGAGCGCACCATCAAGAACTTTGCTGGCATGGGCGTCGATATTCAGGCGGTCATGCTGGATGCTGCATCCAAGGGGATCAACCCGCTGGAAGCCATGCTGCAGAAGGTCGGAAAGCTCACCGGCGTCGGCGAAGAGCAGATCGGCAAATACATGAAGGCCGCAGAAAAGAACGGCCTCAAGGGTGCCGAAGCGCTTGCCTATGTTCGCCAGCAGCTGGAAGCGATCGGCGCGGCCAGCAAGGTGTCCGAGCTGTTCTCCGATCAGCAGGTGCTGGATTTCATCGTGCCGTTCATGGCGAACGTGCAGGAATACAAGGACATCAAGGAGAAGGTTGCCGCCGCGACGGGTGCAGCGATCGACACCGACTTCGAGACACAGATGGCGGGCATGAACCGACAGCTGACGATCCTCAATGAAATCGGCACACAGTCCATTCGCGAGGTCGGCTTTGCTTTCGGTGAATGGCTTCCGACCATCAATGAATGGCTGCTCGCCGGTATTCGCTGGGTGCGGCAGTTCGATCAGGCAACAGGCGGCTGGATGAAAACCTTGCTGACTGGCGCAGGCGGTGTCGTTCTCCTGGTCACGGCGCTTGGCGCGCTCGGCGTTGTCCTTCCGATTATCGGTGCGGGTCTTGGTGCAATCGGCGCGTTGGTCGGCGTGATCCTGTCACCGCTTGGCATTGTGATCGGCCTGCTGGCTGGCGCTGGCGTCCTGATTGCCAAGAACTGGGACAAGGTCGCGCCAAAACTCATGAAGTTCTGGGATGGCCTGAAGGATCGCGCCTCCAAGGCATGGGAAGGCACGAAGCGGCTCTGGGGACAGGCGCAGCCTTATCTTTCCCGCGTCTGGTCGCGTGTGTCGGACGGCGCGGTTCGTGCCTGGAACTATGTGGCAGATGCTGCACCGCGTGCATGGTCGCGGATTTCCAATGGTGCCCGCTCGATCTTCGCAAACATCAACTTTGACAGCCTGAAAGTGGGCAGTTTGAAGGTTCTTGAAGGCGTCTTCAACGGGCTTCAAACCGCATGGACCGCGCTGAAGGATATTGGCAAGGGCATCGAACCTTCGCTGGCGCCGATCGGCGAAAGCCTGAAACGCACCTTTGGCCACATGGGCGATACCTGGAACAACTTGAAGGATATGGGCAGTGCGCTCGGTACGCTTGCCACCAACCTGATGCAGCTCGTTGGTTTTGACACCAGCAAGATGAGCGGCTTTGCACGCACCATGGGCGAATGGCTCGGCAAGCTGGAACTGCTGAAATTCACCGGCCTTGAGAAAATCTGGCAGGGGATTTCGGCACTGACGAAGGGACTGGCCGATCTGGCCAAGTGGGCAGCAGGTGGACAGATGCCAGATTGGGCAAAGTGGTTTCCCGAACAGGCCGGTCAACTTGTTGGGAACCTTGCTTCCGGCGTCGAAAAGCTGTGGGGGTTCCTGAAAATGCCGATCGATCTGCCGGTGTTGGCGTGGGATGCGCTCGCCGCTGGTTTCGAGCCTGTCTACAACAAGATCAAGGGCTGGCTCGACGGTATCGTCAGCGCGGTCAATGCCGTGAAGCAAGCCATTCTCGGCGTTCCGGCAGATATGAAAGACTTCAACGGTCAGATCACCGGAAAAGATGCTCGCGGTGCGTTGAACGGAAACCTTGTGGTTCCTCCATTGCCGGAGCTGAAGCGGCCGACGCCCGCAAACGGCAATAATCCTGATCAGCGCGCCAGTCTCTCGACGCCGACACGCCTTGCAGCTGTTGCCGGTGCGGCGCAGTCGGTCAATGTCGGTGGCGATATCCGCATCAAGGTCGATGGTCCGGGCAGGCTCGCAAGCGCTACGTCCGACAACAAGAATGTCGGGCTTACGACCGACCGTGGCCGCGTCATCGGCAGGGCATAGGGACAACCATGATCTTCGACAGCATCAGCGACGTTCTGCCCGGACTGCTTCCAGCTTCATATCGTGGCATTTCCTTCCACGTACCGGACACGTCAACACAGGTCGGGCGCCGCGTTGCCGAGCATCTGTTCCCCGGTATCGATCAGGCGGCGTATGACGATTTCGGCCTTGCGACACAAACCGTCCAGGTTGAAGGGCTGATCGTCAGCGATTCCTATATTGCCCAGGCACAAGCCCTGAAGGCCGCATTCGAGACGCCGGGACCGGGAACGCTCATCCATCCATGGCTTGGCCCGATGCAGGTCATCATGGAAGAGACGGCCGAGATTTCCTTTGCCGCCCACGAGCTGCGCGTCGTCCGCTTCAGCGCCACCTTCAAGCGCTACAATGGTATGGGCCTTTCAGGCTTTGCCTCCACCGCCTCGGCGCTGATAGGTGCTGCACTTTCGCTCGTCTCGCTTGCCACGTCTCTCACTACATCGACATCGAGGCGAACCCTGTCCCGGCTTCGCACCGACGCCACACAGCGCACCGCTCGACAAGTTGTTTCCTACTGGCAATCCAGCGCCGGAAGGGCTTCTGCCCTGATCTCCGCAGTCCTGCCGCAATCCTTGCCTGCCACACCTGAAGCCTTGTCCAGCGCCGCCAGCTCGGTGACGGACATGATCGTCAATCTCGTTCCCGATCTCGCCGGAACGCCTGCGGTTGCTCCGGCAGCAGAGGCAACCAGTTCCTACACCGGCCTGTCTGCGCGTCAGGCGCTCGATATCAACGCCAGTGCCGGGGCTGCTTTTGTCGCTCTTGCCGGTGATACTGTATCGCGTCCGGACACGGTGCTCTTGGCCGGAACGGCTGGCGATGCGCTTGCCAAGGCTGGTCAACTTGCGGCCTATGTCGAGTTCGGTTCACGAGCGGAAGCAAGCGCGCTGCGCGACAGCCTGGTCGGCCAACTGGATGCCTATACCGATCTGCTATCCAGCCTTTCCGATTCCGATTTTGCTGCCGAGGCCAGCGCCACCATCCGCGCCACCCGCGATGTCCGCTTGTGCCTGATTGCCGATATCAATGAAGCGATCGGGCGCTTGCCAGCATCGCGCATCATCGAAACGGACCGTCCGACAGATGCCTTTCAGATCGCCAATCATATTTATGGTGACGATCCGTCCGCGATCGAGGACGGCTACCTCTCGATCATCGAGCGCAACCGGCCACGCCATCCAGCCCGCATTCCTGCGGGCCGCGTCGAGGTGACGGAATAATGGCGCGCTCGATCTGGCTGAAGGTGAACGGGCAGATATTCGACCAGTGGACGAATGCCAACATCACCCGCGACCTGAAGGATTTCAGCGGCTCCTTCAGTTTCGAACTGCGCGATTATAGCCGGGCGTTGTCCACCTTCGATTTTGCATCGCCTGCAAATGCGGTGTTCAAGCTGAAGCCCGGTATGGAAGCGGAAGCTTATGTCGAGGATCAGCTCGTCCTCAAAGGCTATATCGAAACCGTTTCGCCCGATATCGATGAAGAGCGCGCCATGGTCTCGATATCTGGCAAGGACAAGGCGGGCGATCTGGTTGACAGCACCGCCGCGCCGACCGGGCCTTCCGAATTTAACAACATCAAACTGGAAGAGGCGGTCAAGCGCATCGCTGAGCCATTCGGGCTTTCCGTCCGCTCCGAGATCGATACCGGCCACGCATTCCCGCGCTACGGTATCGATCTTTCCGAAACCGGCTTGAGCGCCATCGATAAGGGCACACGCCAGCGCCATGCACTTGTCATGTCGGATGGCGTCGGCGGTGTCGTCATCACCCGGACCGGAGCCAATCGCGCTCCGGCAGCACTTTCACTGCCTGGGAACGTGAAAGGCTCCTCCGGCCAGTTCACCCATAAGGATCGGCATTCCAAGGTTATCGTGCGCGGTCAGTCGGAAAAGGCTGCTACCGTTCGCGACGGTCGCGCTGCTCCGCTTCTGGGCGGCAGTGCTCCGGTAAACCCGGAAGACAGGGAAGCAACTGACGGTTCGGCAACTGAACGCGAACGGCGCGGCGTTGTCGCCAGTGGCGAGGCGACTGATGACGAAATCAGGCGCTATCGTCCGATTGTGCATCTGGCCCGCTCCAAGGCCGACGACAAGGGCTGCAAGGATGAAGCCGACTGGCGCATGCGTACCAAGCGCGGCGAGAGCGAGGAAATCTCCTATCGCGTTCATGGCTACAAGGCGAACGGGCGTCTGTGGCGCGTCAATGAAATGGTCGAGGTCTCCGATTCCTTTCAGGACGTGTTTCGCGACATGCTGATTTCCCGCGTGACCTTCCTGCAGCAGGAGGACAGCGGCTGCGAAACCGAAATCGCAGTCACGTCGCCGGAAGCCTTCGACAATAAGCCTGTAAAGGGCCGTCGAAAGAACGTTAAGGGCCGCAAGAAGAGCGGCAAAAAGAGCAAGGGCAAGGGATCGGGCGGGCCGCTGGACGGCACTGCATCGGCCCTGTAACTTGGAATAATGTGAGGTCAACCATGGATCATGAAACTGCCAGCAAGGTTCGTGGGATTGTTCGCCGCGTCGTTCTGAAGAACGTCAATGACGATGGCGAAACACAGACCGCCTCTGTGGAAGTTGCTCCTGGCATCTGGCGCGACAAGGTCGAGATCATGCAGCCTTATGGGCTGGCAACCTCGGCACCGGAAGACGGCGCACTTGCCGTCGCGGTTGCCATTGGCGGCAATGAGGATGACATCGTACTCTTGCCGGTCGGTAATCCATCTGCCCGTATGGGTGGGCTGAAGCCGGGTGAAACGGCACTTTATAATCAGCACGGCGACGGCATTCTCGTGGGTGCAGACGGAACCGTCAGCATTCAGGCGGGAGCGTCGATCGTGCTGAAGGTTGGTGGCGTTACCGTGACGGTCTCGCCGGGCGGCGTTGACATCGATGGCGGAACGATTACCCACGATGGTGTGGTGATAGACAAAACCCACATACACATTGGTGTGGTTCCCGGAAGCGGGACCAGTGGACCTCCCCAAGGTTAATCTGTTTCGTGCCCGCCTCGGTGGGCATGATCGTTTTCGCGCGCGCGCGATAGAACCGGGGCATGTTTTACGATGTGGCACTCATCTATGACCCCGAAACCCGCCGCGCTGATCTGGAGATCGGCGCGGACGGCGATCTCATCATTGATGAAACCCCGATCACGCCGGTGCTTCTTTCTGTCGGCCTTGATCGCCGTGCCAACCCCGACGATCCGCTGCCGGAAGGCCGCTCGCAATTCCTGACAGGGTCCGGCATCGATGTTCGTCGAGGTGCTGCAGCCGACGCGCTTGATCCCTATGGCGAGCGTATCGGTTCGCGCTGCTGGCTGCTTGATCGCGCCAAGGAAACCGAAACAACCCGCCTTCTTTACCAGAGCTGGCTTGCTGAAAGCCTTGAATGGGTGACCTCCGATACCGGCATTCCAGCCGAGATCGAGACGGAATGGGTCGCGCCGCAAATGCTCGGCTGGCGCGTCTTGGTCGATGATACCGCTATTTCCGGCCGGAGGACTGCCTGATGCCTTGGCCCGTTCCATCCGCAAAGACCATCGCTGAACGTATCGCCTCGGCCATGGAGTTCAGCATTTCCGTTGTGCGGCCGCTTGTTGATCCGCTTGCGATTTCCCGTGCCGTTCGTTCGGCTCGCGGCATGCTCGCCATGATCAGCCGCGCCGTAGCACTGGAGGCGCGCGAGATCCACGATCATGTCGCATGGTGGGGCAGACAGTACTTTGTTGATACGGCCGAAGACGAGTTCGTCCAGCGTCATGCCGATATCTGGGGCATTGTAGCCCGTCCGGCCACATTCGCTGTCGGCAAGGTGGATATTGAGGGCGCGGCAGGAACACCCATTCCTGCCGATCTTGAAATCGCTGGTTCCGATGGCACGATCTTTAAAACCACGGAAACCGCGATCATTGGCCCGAATGGGGGGGCTGCAATATCGGTCATCGCATCTGTTGCTGGCCCGGCAGGCAATCTGGAAGCCGGTATCAGGCTGCGCACGGTCACCGCCTTTCCTGAGATCAACCGTATCGCAGTCGCGGCTGAAGGAATTGCAGGTGGCGCGGAGGCGGAAACCCCAGCGGAACTGGCCGACGCAACCATGGCCTACATCCGGCAGCGCCCGCATGGCGGCGCTGGCTTCGATTATCCGACCTGGTTGCGGGAAAAATTCGCGGTTCGTGCCGTAAAGCCGGAAACCGACTGGATCGGTCGTGGTTCTGTTGGCGTCATTGTCGCCATGAAAGATGGCACTTCTGCCCGTACGCCGACCGAATCGGAAATGACCGAGATGCTTAGCTATCTGGGCGCTCCCGGTTCGTCTTCCGGCGTTCGGCCGGTCACAGCCCATGTCGTCATTGTGCCTGCCGAAATGCGGGCGATCCCTATCACCGTCCGCGTTCGTCCAGACAAGGTCGCCACACGCGCGGCAGTTCAGGAAGCATATGCGGCATTCATCGCAACGATCGGCGATGCGAACGACGATCAGAACGAAAGCCCTATCGGCGCTCGCATTGAACCGTCACGCATTTCCGAGGCGATCTCAGCTGCATCTGGCGAATACGCTCACGATCTGATTTCACCGTCAGCGCCGTTCACCCTTGATCGCGACCAATACCCGCTTCCCGGCGAGATCACTTTCGAGGAACCGCTATGACGCGTCCACAGTCATCCATCCTCGCCAGCCTGATCGGCAAGCTTCCACGCGGCTTTGTGCTTGGAAAGCGTGAAGGCGTTCTCGACGCAATCCTCGATAGCATCGCCAAGGTTCTCGTCCAGGCAGAAGCTGACGCTGAAAGTCTGATGAACGAAATCGATCCGCGCACGGCCAATGCCCTGTTGCCGGATTTTGAACGGGTTCTTGGTCCTGATCCTTGCGGGCGCGATCTGGGTAGTCAGACGCTTGAACAGCGCCAGCGTCGGGCACACCAGCGCTGGATCGCCAAGGGCGGAGCCAGCATCCCGTATTTCGTCAGGATGGCGGCAAGTCTCGGCCACACGATCGAGATCGAGGAGTTCTGGCCTTCCAAGGCCGGCGTGCTTCGCGCCGGACAAGCTCTGATTGCTGAAGGTGAACAGTTCACATGGCGCGTGAAACTTCAGCTGATCTCGGAATGGATATTCCGCGCAGGCGTCAACACAGCAGGACAACCGCTCGGCGGCTTCGAGATCAGCGATATCGAATGCGAGCTTCGCCGCCTGAAGCCCGCCCACACACAACTTGTTTTCTCGTATCAGGAGAACTGACATGGATCGCGTCAACGGCAATGATTGGGTCGATATTGGCGGCGGCAGGCGCGGCTTTCGCTCGCAGAATGCAGCGGCAGGCGTTCCTGGCACGGAAGTAACAGATAAAATCCTCAATGATTGGCAGGAAGAAATCTGCGCCGTTATCGAAAATTCGGGATTTGTCCTTGATCCGGAAAACCAGCAGCAACTTTGGGAAGCACTGCAATCGATCGCGGCACCGGGCTTTGCAAACCGCGCAGCCTGGTTGCCGGTCATTTCTATGACCACGACCGCGCCGCCGAATGATGCAGTCCTAGGCGATGCATACGTAATACCGGCTGGGGCAAGCGGAACTTGGACTGGAAATCAACAAAAACTTGCTGAATGGACAGGTTCAACATGGCGCATCGTCAACACTAAGGATGGGCATGGTGTCAGCCTGCCGGATGGGCGTGTGTTCGAGAAAGTAGGCGGTGCCTATGTGGAAAAGCTCGCGCTTGATGCCCAGTCCGGCAAATGGAGCTATGCCGTAGCCGGTGGATCGGCAAATGCGCTTACAGCCACGCTCACTCCTGCTACACAAGCATATGCGGCTGGTCTGGTCGCGCGTGTGCGTATTTCAACGACAAACACTGCTGATGGCCCAACGCTTAATCTGAACGGTCTGGGTGCAAAGCCGATCCGTTATAGCAATGGTCGCGGTGTGTTCGCAGGAGAATTGGCATCAGGACGCGATGCCGTCTTCTATTACGATGGTACCGCGTTCATTCTCATGAACCCGATGCTGTATTTTGAGAAGCTTGCACCAAAAGCCGCAAGACGATGGAATGCCTTCACTCCTGGCGTCGCTCTTTCTGATATTTCCGGTGTGAAATCTGCTAACAGCGCTCAAAGCATCGCGTCGATTACCGGCGTGACCTACTTGTCGGTTTCAGCATATTGCGGCGTTAAGAATATCAGCACAACATTTGCTGGCGTCATTGGCTATCTGGTTTTGAGGCGATCTGGTCAGGCAGATCAAGGTTCACAGTATCTCGGCCTTTACACAAACGGCTCCGGTTCAGAAGCGAGCAGCATCCAACAGCCAATGACGCTTTCGGCTGAGTTCAACAACCTTGATCCAACGGCGACATACACCCTTTACCTGATGGTGGAAAAGGATCTCGCAACGGGTCCGATTGTTGTTCTCGACACCTATATCCGCGCTCTTTCCGATTGAGGCCGCTATGAAATATTTCCATATGAAAGTTGATGGACGCGAGGTTTGGGGTTCCGCTCCAGATTTGCCAGAGGATGCGACGGAAATGTCGGAAACCGAGTGGCAGGCCGGAATAGACGCTGCACGTATGCAGCCACCGGCAACGCTCGAACAGATCAAGTCGGCGCTGAAAGTCGGCATTGATGCAGCTGCTGAAGCCGAGCGCCTCAAATACATCACGCCGGGCCACGGTCAGGCGATGACCTATCAGCAGAAGGTTACAGAGGCTCAGGCATTCAAAGCGGCGAGCAATCCTCAGCCGTCTGATTATCCGATCCTGTCATCCGAAATTGGTATCACTGCTGAGACGATTGATGAGGTTGCGGACGTGGTTCTTGCGGCGTTTGCGCAGTGGCAGCAAATCGGAGCAATGGTCGAAAGCATTCGCCTTGGTGCCAAGCGCGACATTGATGCGGCGGAAGATGAAGCCGCAGCACGCGCTATCGTTGATGCTATCGTTTGGCCATCCGCACAGGTGCAGTCATGACGGCAATGCAGTACGGCGTTTTATCTAATGTTTTTGCAGTAAGAGTGTCGCCGGAAACGACGGCAGCGATCCATCTGGCTGTTTTGGAAGCAATCGCCTGTCGATGGAGCGTGCGCCGCCTAAAAGAAACATTAGCAGCAAGGCACGTGCCCGGGTTTGGCGATCAAGGCCGATCGGTAGGTGAGCTATAGCCGGCTCCTTATGCGCTTCGTTCGCTAGTACAACTGCCTCTGCATATGAAAGACGTTCGCTCATCACTCGCCATGCACCTGCGCTCATCTTGTCCCAGCCGTCGAATGTATCAGATCGAGCCATGTGTGCCAAAGCGCCATCCACCTCATCGTCAAATGCCGTGTCGTACGGCACAAGTTTGATCGCGTCATATCGTGCGGTAAATAGTGGATGCAGATCAAAAAATAATTCTACGGCATCCCAAGGTGATACCGGCTCCATTGCAGGAAGCTCAGTCTCGGAAGGAAAGCGCTCCGCACAATACCACATCCAGATTTCTGATAGTTTCACCACTTCACTTTCGACGACTTGAGATACTGTTCCACTGTTATATTGCTGATCGAGTCGCTTTCAGGCATCAAGTGGATAAGTCAATTTCTACAGAGCGAGAGGAATGAGTATGCTGTTGACTAAGCATTGCAGGCCGCTAGATCTCGAGCGCATGTTAAATGGTTACTTCAAGATTGGCTCACATGAGGAGTACTCTAAGGGTGAGACCGCAGGCACACTTAGCGATACAGCTGAAGGACAGGGCGGTTTTTCACTTCAAGGAGACCTTGTTAGTTTTACAGGCAACATTGGAAGCAGTCGGTTTGAGAATGTTTCGTCTATCGGTTCTGGAAGCGGTTTTTCACTCGTATTCAATGATAAGATTAACAGCCTTATGTTCTGTGCGTCGCTTGGGGCATACGATCCGAAGCGACACGAAGCTATTATGCGCGGCGACCTAAATCGTTCCTACGCACCAAACGAAGAACTGACTGCATATCTGACGCTGGATGCCGACAAACTCAATGAGGCTTTGGTAGCTGCAACCGATGAATTTTTTGGAGTTCGTACGCGCTGGATAAGTTGCCCGGTTAGCTACGGAGAACGGCAAGAGATATTAGATGCAAATCAATTTAATGGCTTTGACAGCCAACATCTTATGATGCGTCTGGCGAAACAAGCTTCACTCAAGCCAGACAAATTTCAGGTAGAACAGGAGTTCAGGTTTTTAATGGTGCTTCTACCAAATAGAGAACTTCCTGAAGTGATCCTAAGTAAAGATCTCTCGACGGACATTCATGAAGCATTCAAGCGTACGATAGTTGATACCGGACACTTTTCCTCCGGATCGATTTGAATTTACCGTGAGGGTCTTTCACATCGTAAATCTGTTGCCACTCGATCTTGCGCTCGCTGCCACGCGATTTTGCGCGCTACAATTTGCCTGATACTCGCGGCAAAGTCGTCTGCCAGAGAGTGAAGAGGTCACGGACTATCGCCGCCGAGCGTTCTTGTCGGGCAGCGACACGCGCCTCAGGGCTTTGACCACGGACGGTATCTTCTATTTCCCAGAGCGTTGCCATTCGCTCGAGGGTCTCTGTTGCCACCTTGGAGCTTTTCGCGACATGCAATTCATAGAACTTGCGACGGCTATGTGCCCAGCAGCCAGCCAGAATAACGCCGTCGTTGCCGCCGTCCTTGCGGGCGAGTTTGCTGTAGGCCCCGTACCCGTCAACCTGCAGAATCCCGCGATAGCCGCTGAGGTGCCGTGCCACGCAGTCGGTCGCCCGACTGTCTTCGAAGCGATAGGCCACCATGGGCGGGCCATTGCCTCCGAACGGTCGGTCATCCCTGGCATAGGCCCATAGCCATGCGGTTTTCGCCGACCCGGACCCAGGCGCCAGTGTCGGCAGGGTCGTCTCGTCGGCAAATATTCGTTCCGCCTTCTTGATTTTGTCCAGGATGTAATCGGCGAGGATGTCGAGTTCGAACCCCAGCTTTCCCATCCATTGAGCCATGAGCCTGCGGTCAAGTTCGACCTTGTCGCGGGCGTAAATCGCCTCCTGCCGATAGAGTGGTAGGCCATCGGCATATTTGGACACGGCGATCTGAGCCAGAAGCGCTTCTGTTGGAATGCCCGCCTCAATGATATGTGTCGGGGCCGCAGCCTGGATCACGCCGTCTTCGTTCTTAAAAGCGTATTTGGGACGGCGCGTGACAATGACACGGAACTTCGCTGCAACGACATCCAAGCGTTCGGATATGTCCTCTCCGATCAGGATTTTCGTCTTGCCCGCATGCTCCGGCAAGTCTTCCGGCTCGATCACCACTTCGATACGCTCCAGATGCGCCGCAAAGCCCTTGCGTGGCCTCGGTGGACGTTTGCCATCTTTGTTGATGCCACTCGTAACCTTGGCCCTGATCGCCGCAATACCGGTCTCGATCTCCTCAAAGACAAAAGCATGCTGCTCGTCATCAACACTGGCCGCTGCAAGTTTCTCTGAACGCCGCCCGAAGCGCGCGCGGTCAAAAGCTTTCAGGATCTGTGTCAGCCGCTCGATGCGCTCATCGGCATCAGCATTTCGGGCCTTGAGATCGTCGACCTGCTTTTCCAAAGCCTCGACGCGAGCGGCCTTTTCGGCCATGGCAAGAACCATGGCCTTGAGTGCCTCTACATCATCCGGAAGCTCTATCTCGGGTCGCGTCATGGGTATGATCAGAGCATATTTTGCTGTGATCCGCCCGCAGTTTCAGGTGCATGATTCAATTCGCCGCAGGGGTTTTACCCAACAATCTCTGGTGGCTTGATGGGTGTTGATCGAACGCGTTTCCAGTCCATTCCATCCACCAAAGCCAGAAGCTGGGCATTGTTGAGCTGGACCCGGCTATGTCCGATGCGCGGCCAGCAGAACTGGGCTTTCTCCAGCCGCTTGGCATAAAGGCAAACGCCGGAGCCATCCCACCATACGATCTTGATACGGTCTGCTCGTTTCGCCCGGAAGACATAAAGAGCTCCGTTGAACGGATCACTGCCAGCATCTCGAACCAGTGATAGCAAGCTGTCAGGTCCCTTACGGAAGTCGATCGGATGGCTCGCCAGAAAGACTTTCACGTTCGACGGGATCATGCCGACCGCACCGCTCGGATCACGCGACTGAGGTGTCCTTCATCGGCATCCACCCCCGCCCGGATAATCACGTCGCCGATAACCACCTCGATCACCGCCTGCGCGCAAACCGGTCCCGAATCCGACTCAATAGCCGCAGGCACCGAAGAGCCCCCTTGTTCGGCGCGAGCATCACGACGCCAGCCGAATAACTGTGATGGATGTATGCCGATGCGACGCGCAATTGCCGAGACATTCGCTCCAGGCTCCATCGCCTCAGCCACCGCTCGCTCCTTGAAATCATCGGACCAACGCCGCCGAAACTGCCGCGGCGCGCCCTCAAAACGTTCCGGAACGGCCTCGATCATATGAAAGTTTCTAGTTCCAGAGATAGGCGCAGACATAGAAGCTCACAGCTGGTGAATAGTCATTACGCAATAGCTGAGCTCGCGCTACTGACGCCAGATGGGGTCAGCTTGCCGCTTACGTTGCAATCGGCACATCGAGCCCTGAACTGATCACGACAATCGTCTCGACCGTACGCAATGAGCGCGAGATCGCGGTAGGCAATCTTTTGGGCAGCAGTGTCTATAATATTGCAGTCATTCTTGGGCTGACGATGCTGGTTCCGAGCGAAGCGATCACCGTGGAAAGAACGCTCATCGCCGTCGACATTCCTGTTATGGCTGCGGCAACTGTGCTTTGCGTTCCAGCCTTCCTCACGGGCAGAACTCTGTCGCGGGCCGAAGGGGCAGCATTTGTCGGTTGCTACATAGCTTACTTCGCCTACCTTATGCTCGCTCGGACTTAACTCTGGCGCAGGCAGGGTAATGAAACTGGACGCATCGATTTGCTCCGCGAAGGTTGTCGCTTCCGTTCGAAAAATTGACGGATACAGCGCGCAATAGGTCACCCACGAGTAGGTTATGCAGCTGTTTCGAAGAGCAAGTTATGATGGCTGCCCGTCCCCGCAACCATCTTTACTTGCTCGGGCAGCAAGTAAAGATTAGATCCTGCCCCCGCAACCAATATCCTTCCCTGAAAATACTAAA